ATGCGCACTAACGGGTGCGGACTCACGATGCTGCATCGACATTGAGACAATGTCGACACAGCACCGTGGGTGGTTTCTCGATGTGGGCCAGCTAACCCATTCCATGGTGTGGAACTCACTTTTCTGAAGTGGTGCTGAAGAGATCTCCTAACGAGGAGAGGCATTTGCCCTCGGGGTAGTTCAGCCCGGATCGTCTCAGGACGACGCAGTTCGTCAATCACTGAACAGCTCAGCGACGATTCGACTGCTATCGACCTCCTTTTGCTCGGATTCCTTGCGGAGTGCTTGAGCTAGGACTTTAAACTGCTCAACCTGCGAGACTGTCAGCGCTGGCATCGCGGACGAAGATCGCACGTTAGATCGGCGAATCATTTCATTGGCGGCTGCTGGCGTGATACTCTTGGTGAGTGAACCATCATGAATCGGCTTCGGGAGTTCGTGGTCAGTGCTAGCGAAAGTAACCTCAGCATCGAACATCCTCTGTGTGGGAGTTGTGAACGATGAGCCGACACGAGCTTGATACTAGGCCTCGTAATTGACCAATTTGATCAATTAACCGATGATCGGGATTTGGTCTTGGGACTAGCCTTCTAGCTTCTGGAGCGTGCGTTAAACGCGGCCGAGCCTATAGAGGTAATCGGCAGTGCGTACTTTAATAGTCTGCTCTTCGGTCGGTGGTTCTGCCAGTAGCATCGGTGCCACTGCCTCGAAACCTGTCATTATCTGGGACTTGTGGTCCCATAGGAATTTACCAGCGGACTTGAAGGCGTTACCAACTCTCTTCATGAACGAATGCTTATGAGAACCTGCTGGCTCTTTCATGTTGTTCATCGAGTTTGGCTCAATGCCGCTGAGGACGCCTGGGGTGGCTGAAGCAACTCCCGTCACGTTGTTGGTGAACAAGTTGTTCGCAAGTGAATCGAAAGGGTTCTGCCAGAAAGCGCCGTTCCCTCGAATGTTGAAGATAAGGGAATAAGGAATCGATCCACCGGTGGTGATTGAACCAGCACCTTGCTAAATGATCACGTAGTTCATGACCTCAGAAGCAAAGTGTGGGTCGTTCGCGTTTCCACCAATTTGCTGCGAATCGAATAGGATGTTATTGTTAAAGACGGAGCTGCGCATGTGGAAGTCGTGAGAGACCTCCGCGTCTTAGCTGATCTTGAACAACTGGTTGCCTGTAAGAGCACCCGGACCGCTGACTGGGACTTGACCCCATGTCAAGTTGCCACGCATCATAGCGCCAATCAAGTTGGCTTCTGGAGTAACAATCTTGAAGTCAGCCTGGGCTGCCCAAACAAAGCCACCTTCGGAGAAGCCGTCCATGTCTGACCCATACACTTCGACCATCGTCTTGGCGTAAAAGTCAGAGATGAGGATCCTAGTGTTGAATTGGGGAGTGTCCATGGCGGCTGCGGTGACTTGGATAACTGACAAACCTCCCAGCTTGTCGGCTGTTGAAATGTATCCGCCACCACCCGGGCCGTGATAGGCTGTGGCAGCTGGGATCCAGAACAGGAAGAGGTATGGAGCCGTACCAATAGGCTCGATCGTGAATGTCGAAGTGCCAGAGCTGTCAACGTCAACCATGTAACACGACTAAAGAGTATTCGTGACACTAAAGGTCATAGTCGGTACTTGAGTGACGTTCATGCCGGCGACGTACTGCGGATTTGAGTTGCCGGGCGAAAGCTTGGCCATTGTCATACGATCCCACGCAGTCATAATCTCTTTGGTACGGGGTGGTTCAATGATGCCGTCTCGGTACTCGATTCGGCGGCCAGTGGCATTGGTAGCTTTAGCTCTGCTGCGACGGGATTCGTGGGTCTTAGGAGGGTTCCGGGGAGTGATGTGATCCTTTCTCAAGTTGGCTGCGCCCTTGGACTTACCAAGACGTTTCTCAACTTGCTCGATCATTTTCACACCCTTCTCGATGGCTTTGGCGGTTTTCTCTATTTTGCTCATATGAGTCTTTTATTTTAGGAAAATATCGCGTACTCCAAATGGTTCCTTTCTATCGGAGTTGCCATACAGGAATTGGCAGGATTCAACTTGCGAAATCGGCATCGGCGTGAGACAGCCAAGAGTAGCCTCAATGACTGACCCCATGTCGACACCAAAATAGTGGTTGATCTGCGGTTCTAACTCGTAGTCGAGGGGCGGCGAGCTCCACATCCATTGGAGACTAGGGCAAGTGGCTAGCATCCCTGCAACCTCGCTCGACTCCATAACTGGGCCGCACCGGCCAACCAGAGCAAGCATGATGCCTTCGAGGACCCGCGAGTACTGACCATGTCTTAAAGACAGGTAAATAGCCGCATGGTACATCTAGGGCTCAGCAAGATATCTCTTGTTGTTGCCAATGTAGCTAGTCTTGTCGAAGAGACGTCCTAGGTTCTTAACCAAGCTCAGGGTGCCGTCGAGGTGCTCAAAGCTAATAAGGCTGAGCATACCGACGTTGTTGAGCGGACTGGCGGACCAGAATTTTACCTTCTAATGGAGCCGTGAAGCGGTGGAAATGAGCTCGCGTTCATCAACAAGAGGGGCACTAGAGTGTCCCTGGACATCGTCACCAGCGCAGGCGAGGCAAGTGTGGAATTGCTCTTTGCCGAACCAGAGCACATCCTCAATGCCTTGACAATGGAGATAATACGCTGATTGGAACATATTGTTCCAAGTGTTTCGGCGAGTCGTGTTGTTCTTACCGGAGCCAGTGCAGGCGAAAGTGAGCGGAACAAGATTCGACTTCTTATAGCCTTTCCTCGCGAGGACCTTGACGGCCTGCGACTGTTGTTTCGTGAACATCTCGTCGGGGATAGCCGCTCCTTCGAGAGGCACGAAAAAGGTGACAAACAGTTGACAGAGGCTTTCGACGGCAGAGTCCATGTAGGCTTTGATGCGGTCGGGGTCGATGTGGTTCTTGAAGAACTCATTCTGCTGAAGGAGTTCGGAGAGCGTCTAGCCGTAGTACTTCACGAAGGGATGCCAAGCAGCCTTAGTGATACGATCAGTCTGATTTGAATCGTACGATGAACCATCGGTGACGTAGGAATGGCATTCGTTTTGACCTGAGTTACTGACGACGGTTTAAATCGTGTCGGCGAACATTGCCTTAAGTTCAGACGGGGTCTTCCCCTGGACGAACTGGTTTGGAAAAAGGGTCTTTGCGAAGCGGAAGAATACTTGCTCTATCCACAAGAGGTGACGTTCACCTTCAGACGGCGCGATGAGGCGCGGACGGGCCCGTGTGTCGTCGGTGAGGTTCGAGTCACCAATAAACTCAATGGGCGGGTCTTGCTTCGCGCGCTCGCCTTTCTTAATGAAGACGGTGCATCCTTATGAATTCGGATCGATTCTGCGGTTCATGCCGTCATACAGAGCAATAAGCCCCTGATGGCGTTTGAACTCAGGCCAGTCACGATTGAGCAAGTCCTTACAAGGATCAAAGTCCACACAGAACTGTTGAAAGTCTTAACTGTACAGAACTTGGAGGATGTGCGGGCGGCCGACGACGTTCAGCTGGTGGTCAGCCCACCGTTCGAACTTTAAAAGCTCGGTAGCGTCAGTGTCGGCGCATCGCGTCAGAAGACGGTCGAGCGCGGCCAGTAAATTAAAACAGGACGACGGGTGCATCTCGGTGACCTAGCTGGTCGACTGCGACTTCAAATCAATGACATCGCAGAGCTGCCTGGTACGGAACATGCCACCACCTTCTTTCGTCGTGATGACGCCTCGACGGTTGATGAAGCAGTCACGGTGTTCGTAGAGTACTTCATAGAGATAACCAAGCTTGTCGAGAAAGTAGGGGTCCGGCTTGTATTGGGTCGGGTCTATGTCGGGAAGCTTGGCACTATCGCGGTTGCGGATGACTAGTTGGATCCTCTCGGCATTTTCAGGCGCAATTACAGTGGGCTTGAGTTTGCTGGTCTTAGGTCGCTTGTATCCGACTAGGCGCTCGTATGATAGCTAAGTGTTATTATTAACGATGCACTCACTGAGTTTGAGATTCTCAGTTACTTTGCTCAGCCTCAGGAGTCGTCCCGCTTCTTCGAACTGCACCTGCTATTCAACAGGGCAGAAGGGCTGGTCGCCCTCGGAGTTACCAAAAGCCCACTCGCGGAAATCCCCGGTGGGCTAGAGTGTGCCATATGGAATGCCGCTGTTGGCAGGGAACACTGGATATCGGTCGTCAGGGACTGCGTCGACTTCAGATCGAGGGCAGTTAGTGGTGCAGATTAGCTTGAACGGCTGTCGAATGTCACCACCTTGTGTGACCACGCGACCACGTGTCCAGTACTCTGGAAGGTAGGCACTGTGGTCAATGCCAGCGGTATCGTGGCGGTGAGTCGCGGAATCACGGAGGAAGGAATAAACCTTGGAATAATCAGTCGGGCCGGTACACATGAGCTTGAACCGTTGTTCACAACTTGTTAGTGGCATGATCATGGACGGTTGGATGTCTAACATAAGCCTCTGGAGAAGGGAGAGCTACGGCGACTTCCCGAGCAAACAATGCTCAAGGGAGGCAATTTGTCTAGGCGTGTTGTCGCTAAACCATCCGCGAAGGAAGGTTGGCATTCGTGCCCAGAACCACTACCGGAGGCGTGGCTGCTCTTGGAGGAGGCGTGAGTCAAAACCGTCGTAGACAGTTACAGAACGGGCCTCATCGATTGAAAGCGTCGACGAGAAGACTTTGTATCCATACAGGTTTGTGCAGTTGTCAGCACGGACCGCGCAGATCTTGTGTGTGTACTTGCAACGGCTGGAGCCTGATGGGCTGGACTCAATCCACAATTTACCATCACTGCCGGTGAAGATGTCGAATGAACCTTCGCCAAAAGCATGTAGATATTTACCAGAGAGCGGAAAGTAATTAGTGCCGCTAATGAACAAGCAATTGTGGGGTGAGATTCCTTGATATTTCTGGAAGGTGTCTGACATCTAATCCGCAACATAATAATGAACATCATTAAGGTAGTGATAGACTGGGAGGCCAGTGGCATTGCCGGAAAGACAAAGTGCCACGAACTACGAATAGACGTTCGCCTGTTACGCGTCAGCGCGACTGAGAATGATGAGCTGTCCACGGTGACCGTTCCGTTCAGTGATGAGCAAGTGCTCACTCGAAAAGTAGCCATTGTTGTAGAGGCGGTCAGCCTCACCGCTCCCGAAATCAAACTCGGGGCGCGTGAATATGGCGACAGAAAGGTCAGGGGCGTTGCCCTTACACTAGCGCAAGAAGTCCCGGTACTTGGCAAGGAGCTAAGTGTCAGGAGTGTCTTCATGGTCATTGTCGTCTCGAGCGATAGACATGATAGTGGCCGGGTCGACATTCACGATAGCTTCAAGCATCTCGCTATCAAACTTTGCGTTGTCACGTCCGGCGGCAGGGCGACGGCTGCGGCTTCGAGAGGACCACGTGCCACAAGCGGCAGTCGCATCTTTAACGATGTCAATCTGGTCGGAGTCTGGGCTGAGGAAGCTGCGGGTGATTTCGGCGACGTCATCAGAGGTCAGAATCTACCTGAGCTAGAGGAACTACTTCATCCGGTTGGCGTACTTTTCAGCGTGGAAAACAGCAACGCACTTCGGGTTCGCACTGATCTTGACATTCAAGCTGTTAAGGTTGATCACTGAATGTGCATCATTGATCGTGCGATGGTTGATGTGCTAGCTGTCACAGTGTGTAAAGACCCGGTCACAGAGCGGACGCTTAAACAGGTCGTCGAGGAGTTCGACTGCACCTTTGGCCAACCGTGGACTATACGCGATTCTTGCGGTAGCGCTGTACCGGGATTGCTTGACATAGATGACGCGGCTCTCTGGATTGACGTAGCTAACGCTCAATGTCTAACCTTAGCCGTTGGCCGCATCGGTAACAACAGTGACAAGTCGCTGCTAGATTGCTGACGCAGGGAGTGGAGTCTGATTGGAGTACATTTAGGCGAAGCGACGGATGTCGGTATCGGATGTGAGTTTGTCAAAGCTCGGCTAGATGCTATCAGCTTCGCTGGCGGCGACGTTCTGGCGCGTAAGGCGCTCCTGATACTATCGGTATACCCAGTAGAGGCCACCGGTCACGGCGCCATAACCAATGGGGCCGTTGAGGAGGCCACGCTATCGCCAGAGGGCACACATGAGGCTAGTAAAACTTCTAATAGCAACACTTAGAGTCGCGTTCCAAGCGGTGTGGAATGCGTTCACAAGAGTGCACGAGTTCCATGCGGCCGCAACCGAACTCGCAACGGAGGAATCGGGAACAGTGGTTGGGGGAGTCCCCAAACCCAAGGCCCATTCTGCATGCTGGTAAGTGCTAACTGTGACTTACTCTTCGCGGACCTTAGTCAAACGGTCGCATTTAGAGCGATGGCTGCTCAACCAGCTAAGTGACTCGACGACGAGGTTGTACTCATCGTGGTCGGAGAAGAGTCCATCGCATTCGGTGACTCGTTCCCTGAGCGCTTCCATATAGTCATTGGTGAAACAACGGCTGATTTAGTTCTGGAGACACGCTACATTGTAGTCAGAAAGACTCAAGTTTTCGAGCGTGTGGAGGCTACGGATTTTGGGACCATATTCCTCGTAACGGCTGTTATGAAGTACGCGAATGTTGCGGCGCTCTTCATGCTCACGTGCTCTGCGGCGGTTGATACGGTTCACAGCGTGGTTCGTGGCGGCCTGTGGGCGTCGGTAAGCTGGTTGACCGAATGCACGAGGTTTAACCACCTTGAGTTTTGCCTAGCGAGGTTTTGAAGGTGCGGCTGGCTTCGCGCGCAACCCTGCTTTGAGCGGGAACTCAAAGAAGCAGGTGTTGGTGCGGCCACCGAGCCAATCTTCATAGGTCTCTTCATCGAAGTCAAGTGGTGTAACGTTCGACACGGCGAACAGTTTCTTCTTGACAATATGATTGCTGTGGTTCGCTTGCTTGACTGAGCAAAACAAACCAGTGTGGACTTTGCCTGACTTAGAGCGGCCGACGATGATTGAGTTACCGGCGCGCTTTTGCATTTGACACAAATTGCTCTTATCGGTGACCGGGATAAGGGGTTCGATGAAATTAGAGCAAATGTACTGCAAGACCGTAGTGAGCACCCCCATGTTGTGTGGGGTGTGAATCCGAGTACAGTTACGGCATACCTTAATAAGGCCGGTATCACTGACAATGAGATTAACATCGGAGCAACAGGTTGGCTCGGAGTACTCTGGAGGACTATGAGTATCGTTGTCGATCACGTTGAATCCGTGGAGCAAGCCGTGTGGGACGGGCAGCTTCTGAAATGATGAAATGAGCTAATCAAGCGAATGGACTTACGCGTCAAGGTCATCATGTTTCAGAGCACGGGTTTTCTTGGGGTCAACAAATACAAAGTTGCTGATGACTGACATAACGCCACACATTCCGTCGGTTGAACTGACCATGATCCTGCCTTTCGGCTTCTCATTTAGTGTAAACGCAAGGCCAGTGCTGACAAGATAGAAATGATTCACTTCATCTTCCCAGCCCATGGCGAACTCAACGTCGGCACTTGGTTGGTTCGTCGTCGAACGGACGTGACGCAGCAGATCGCTGAACTGGCGGCCGACTTTGGTGTGAGCAAAATAGTCGACCGAGCCAAGTTCGCGATAGAATAACAGCTCGTCGAAGACTTTGGGCCAGGCGGACCCAGAAGCCTTGAGGGTGCTGAGGCGAGCGTGGAAATGCTCGACGAAGCGGTGTTCGGGGGTCTGGTTTGTGTTGACAATCCGGTTGAACTACTTGAGTTCGTCCTGGAATGCCTTCGTAACCATCCGCGCACTGTTCGCCTCGTCGGACACGAAATCCGCAAGCATCGCCGCAACACTGCTGTCTTCTTCGGCATACCTACTCAAAGAGAGATAGTCGAAGGTACTGAAGAAGGACTTGTAGAGCCCGGGGCTGATAGGCGTTACCTGAGGAGCTGTTTGGCACTTGTGCAGCTTTTCCTCAAGTTCGCGCAGCTACCGGCTCAGGACCTAGTTGTCAGAACGTAGGCGGTCCTTTTCGAGCAGGCAGGACTTGTCATGACAACAACGTCCTGGTGCGGTACTTTATTGCATCTAAAGTATAAGATGTTTA